GCCGAATATCTTTGTTTGCGGAAGAATGAAGTGAAGAATCGGTTACTGAACCCGTGGTCGTATTTTTGTTGGCTATAACAAAGCCATTTTCTGAACGAACCGGACCAGAGAAAGTTGTATTAGCCATGCGGCTACCTCCTTACGAAAGGTTTTGCCCTAGAGTCTCTGTAAGCGTCTGCTGGGCCAGTCGCTAGGGCTATGAGTCCCAGGAAGAATGGAGGAAAGTTTCCTTTCCCCCACTACAACCTATACTACGCGCCTGGAGAACCGTAAAGGCCCCGCCAGTCCGAAAACCCGAAGCTGTAACGTTCCCGGGATTTGTAACGAACATTTCCGGTGTCAAAATCACCTTCCATGTTGTTCTTCAATGCAGAACGCTCAAACATCTTCAAGCCGTTTGGCGCATCAGTTTTAACAAACCATGCGTCAGTGTCAGTGAGGAAATGGTTGATGGCATAACCCTCTGGCAACATACCCATGCTGCGCAGTGCATTAATGTCATTGTCCGCAGATGCAACCCGATACGGAGTAGCCAAAAGGCGCTCTGCAACAAATTGAAGTTGCGGGGGAATCAACAATTTCCGACCCATGATAGCAGTCTTAAGACCACGTTCGTCTTTGAAGTTGGTAGAAATATTAATCATCGCATCTTCAAGACTGGTCTCGTTTAGATCTGCGGCGGTGGTTGGCTCGTTTGCAAGGCTTCCTGCACTAACCGTTGGATGGGCCGTATCCAAAAGAGGTTGGCCGTCTCCACCGGTAAAACTGCTAGAAAACGCATTGTTAAGGATATTAGCAGCCTTAACTTGCTTCGTATGAGCCATGCTACGTGCGAGAGCTTTCGTGTATCGCGAAGAAAGGCGGTCGTAGAGATTATCTTCTACAGCCTCTTCCGTGATAGAAAATGCCAACGCAATGGTTTCATGCGTATACCGCGCTGTAAAGGTTTCCTGCGCTGTATCAAACACCACAGCAGACCCTTCAGCTTTGGTTTGTGCCGCACCAAATCCCGAGAGCATCACTTCTTCTTCGAAAGCTCGATCTGAAGTTTCGACATCAAAGATCTCACGATGCTCTTGTTCGTAGCGATCATATTCAAGGCCGAACAGGGCATTCAATCCCGGCTCTAGTTCCTTGACTAATTGTGCACGACTAATAGCCATCTCTCATTACTCCCTTACGTGCCTGATGTGGTCTTGTAGGCGTGCTCGTTAAAGATCACATACCAATTAGCGTTTGCCGTAGCAACATCACTATTGTCGGGATCTTTACTCAAACCTACAATACGCATCTGAGCCGTAGTTGCCGCGACAGTACCTGAAAGTTCCATGGTCGACTGACCATTAATGGTACTTCCCGTGACACCTTCGGTATCGGCGTTGTTGCCAAGAGCCGTCGTCCCGACAGTACCCGCAGACTGGATCTCAAAAGTCAGATCGGGGTCATCAAACACGAAAGCCACAATATCCGAAGCAGTGACACTGCCAGGATAATAGTTGCTCCATGTAGGCTTCTTTGAAGTTGGGTCAGTATAAAAACAACCATTAAACACGCCCACTGAATCAATAGCAGTAGCGGTACCAATGATTACGCCTCCGGTATCGATCATAATAACCAAAGAACCCTGAAAAATGGGGCCAGTGGTACCAGAAGCAATTAGATACTCATTGGTAGCGTTGTTAAACGGCATACTTCCCAACTGACGAACGGGCCGAAGCCCAAAAGCTGCATCAATGTTTGCCATTGTTGCGATTCTCCTCAATTAGAAGGTTAAAAGACTTGACATCCGTAATTTATTCCCTATTACGACTGCCAAAAGTGACGTTCGATTGCCGTTCCTTGCTTATCGGCATCGATGGATGTTGTTCCCTCATAAGATCATTATCAACCGCTTCCATTTGACCTTGAGTTTCAGTGTCAAAATAGCGTTCACGGCTTATGGCGAGTTCTTCTGGAACCCGTGCAAGCAACAAACCAACTACCCCTATGACTCCGGCATATTTGCCTTCCTCAATAACGGTAGTATTCCATCCAGGATATTCATCTGCCCGTACTAAATCGTAACCGTTATTTAGCCGACCAGAAACATTTTTCCTATCATCAGAACCTGCAAACTCAGAACGAATCCACCGATGTCTAAATCCTTCGGGCGGTGGGGGCGCATCCAATGCAGATGGCGGTTTGTAGAATTTAGGCTTTTCCTTCTTGGCGCGAATATCTTCACTTCGGGGAGTTTTGTCAACCATCGATATACCTCCTAAACCCTTTGGTCTTCGAGTTTAAGTTTTTGTGCCGCGTACTGTCTTTCACTTATTCCAAGCCGTTTAGCAATGTCTCGTTCACTGCTAGAAAGACGAACGCTGGTTGAGCGCCCAGATTTCTGCTTCCGCGTAGCAGAAGCAACCGACTGAGC